CTGCTTTGTGTGCTTCATCTCCAGCTGCTTTTACTCTTGCTGCAAACTTTGCTTTAGCATCTGCATGTGATGCTGCAACTTCAGAGTTACTAATTGGTCCTGTGGGTTTTGATTGAATACCACCCATTCGTGCTCTACGTGCATTACCACTAGATACATTTTCTTTGATAGGGTTCTTTTTGTCCCATTCTTTCTTGAGTTGTTTTTCCATGCCTAGTAAGTGTTTGTAGTAATCGGGGAATTCTGCGATATGTTGAAGAGCAATTCCATATGCTGCTTTATGATCAGTAACATGCTCACGTTCTACTGTGGATCCAACCTCTGCTTGACGGATCACATAATCAACTGATACACCATGCTTCTTTGCAATCTCTTGCTCAGATGGAACTCTCTTTTTCATATCAACCGCCTACGATCTGAACTTCTGTGATATGACCAGTAGCAGCACCGTTTCCGTCAGGCTTGACAGAAAACTTGATTGAATTTGAAAGAACCGCAGTACCAGTGAAAGCAGCATAAGCAGAGGAGTTAAGTGCAACTGTAATTGTGGTATCAGTAACTGCAGTAACAGCAAGGTGAGCAATACCAGTATTGTATGCAGCAACAGATGAACCTGTGCAAGTTACATAGTCACCAACTCTAAATGGGTGTGCTGGTTTTCTTCCGTCTTGATCACATGTAATTACTGTATTGGATGCTCCCGTAGTAACTGCCGTAATCTGTGCTCTTTTTGGCATAGCACACTTAACAAGTTCTACACCCTCTTTGGGAATATGAAAATCATTACCAGACACAGCAGTTGGATTACCACCCCAAGCAACGTGAATAGCATCAGATGCATCAGCAGTAAAACGATAAACACCTGTATTCACAATAGATGCAGAAGACTGAGCAGCATTACCACCTGTGCAAGCTACTGCCGCAACATTTTGTACAACTTTTAAAACGGACATATTAAACTCCGAAAATAATTCTTTCCTATATTTTATTTAGTTTCTTTTGAGTTTTGCTTGAGGAGTTTTGCCAACTCTGATGTTGATCCAACAAACATAGTATTATTAACTGTAGTAGGACTTGATCTAGGTTTCTCATCGATATCTTTCATTTTTTTCTGAAGGTCGATTAATTTGTCAGCAACATCTGCCACATTTTTAATCAGTTGTCCAGCAACTTCATATGCTCTGGGATGATCTGAACTTCTAGCAACGTCAAGAATACCATCGATGGCTTCTTGACCTTTGGTGACAAGACTATGTAATTGTGCTCTTGTTATTTCATAATCTTGTTGTACTTCTGGTTTTTTCCTGTCTAAAACTTCTGATTGTGTTTCTACAATCTCAGTTGATTCCACATCAAATACTTGATCTAATCCATCATATGTACTCATAGGGGTTCATCCTCTCCTGTCTCTGGATTCCATTTTTGAATATCTGTAAATTCAGAGAATACTTCGTTAAAACCAAAATCATCTCCTGATTCTGCATCACTAGGATCTGGTTCTACTGTATATCTCTGAATTCTTGGAGCATTTACAGTATCCATAGATGCATATGTATCTGTAATAACTTTTCTGATTTGAGTGAGATCTCTGACAGGTCCATATACATAGGTCTTGGCAGTGAATTTTAAAGTATAAATCAAAGTTCTTCTTTGATCTAAATCTCCCTCATAATCATCTCTATAAGATACACTATCCAAATTTACAATAATGTCCTTTGATTCATTAAGATCAGGAATCATATTGATAGTAATATTGTAAGATGGTTGAAAGAATGGTAGAATTTGCTCTACAATTTGCAACGCATCATCTTGATTTTTTGAAAGTATGTTTAATTCAAACTCTAAATTATATGGAACTGGCATAAAACCTTTTTTATCGTCAGTTCTTACAATTTGAGTTGGAGCAACTTTTCTTGAAGTATCGTATTGAATACCAGTCAATTCAAATGCAATTCTTGGAAGAGTGATTTTAATCTTTGCCTGAGTTGTATCTTAAACGAGATAGGTATTTCTCGGCAGGTCCATATGCTAGAGGAACTTTCATTACCTCCGTCTTTTCATTTGAAACTCTTCTTAACTGAATGTTGTTAAAAAGAGTACCAAAACCAACGATGGTTTTTTTAAAAATTTCGTGATAAAAATAAGTTCCTAACATTAGAATCTGTCTCCCATATCTCCATAATCACCGAATGGATTGGACTCGGTAAAGTCAAGAATAAGATCTCCTTTGACTTCAAAGTATTTATTCTGTGCTCCTTCAATTTCTCCCATGTTATATGAATCTAGAACATTAATTGTTCTAGATGTTCCAGATGTTGATCCAACAACTGCCTCATTATCTCTAAATTGACCTGATAAATTATTTAGCACAAGTTTTCTTGTTGTTGAATTCCAAGAAACAACCTCACCAGTTGCACCAGATACTGCTCCAGTTACAGTTTCTCCAACAGTATAATTTCCACTTCCGCCAGCAGCGAATGTGAGATCTAATGTATATCCTTCTTCATCTTCAATTTCATCAACATCCGTGAGACCAGTATCAAGATCTTCATGGCTGTATTGAAAGAGTTCGCACTTGAGTTCCCAAACGTAACCTTTTCCAAGTTGATAGAATGGTTTTTCATGCTCAACAAAAGTAATCTGATACAAGTCACTTGAGAAAGGTGCCCAAATCAAGTCCCCTTCATTTGGACGACCTTCTACAATTAAAGTAGCTTCATCATCTACAAGTTGAGTAAATCTTCTTCTAGATATGACAAATGTAGTTTTATCTTCAATACGAATTCCAAACTTAGATAGTAAATCCCCTTGTCCTTCCCAACCATCTACAGTATTGCAGTATGCTCTGATTGAGTAATTCGATTGGAACTTGGACATCGTATCTTCATTAAAAAGACCATCTTCCTTCACCAAAGTTCTTGGTAGGTAATATACACTTTGTCCATAAATGTCAATACACTCTGTTATCAGATCGTTAAGGAGATTCTGTTCTGCAGATGTACCATTAAGTCTTAATCGACATCCTGGTGCTGGATCTGGACTTTGAGTACATGGAGATGCTGTGTGTTCTGACATATCTTATCCAATCATGTCTAGAGGTGGAAGTTCGTATGTGGTTCTTAAAGTCTCTTGGAGTTCTTTGATCTTTTCGTTTGCATCTTCAAGAATCTTTCTACCATTTAGAGTTACTCCTCCAAGCATCTGAATACCATCATATTTGCTTAGATTTTGACCCCACTGCTTTTGGAATAATGCAGTGACATACTCCTTAAGCCAATATTCGTTGTAAGTTTCTGGGTATATATCTGGATCAACTCCCATCGTGCAATCAACAACAAGATATTCTCCAGTTCCCAACTCACCCCAATCAATATCTACGTATAGTTTTTTGGTATTTGATGTATATCTGAGTCTCTTGTATAGTCTGGAGTTTGTAACCCAATCAAGAGTTTCCAAATAATTCTGCACCATGTAGTAATGAACAATCTGGTTATTAGTGAATGCGTAAATATCATTCAAAAATAACTGATACTTAATGTTAAAGATATTACCAGGAATAGAAGATGATGAAGATACTTGAGTATAAACATTATCGATTCCCTTTACATAAGGTGGGAGTTCGATGTAGTTTGCTGCTTGCTTCCAATCAGTACCACTAATATCCTCAGTTCCCTGAGCATCTTCTTTCATTTGATCAGTGATTTCAATCCTCAGAATAGTTCTATAAGAACCTTCATAATGAAAGTCCTGATAATACTCAATTGCGTTGGCGATCAAATCATCTAATTGCTCATCACAAATATTAATATCTACTGCAGGATATCCCAATCTACGAAGACAATATGCCTTTAGTTCTGCTTTTGTGGCTGGTTTAGATGCTGACATTTAGATTCTCCTTATCAGTTGAGTAGTGGTAGATATCTAATGGAAACGTTATTTGTTCCAGATGCAGGTGCTGTTGTAAATGTAATTACTGCACCAAATGTAATGGTTCCAGAAACAGCAGCAGAGTTAGCAACTGAAAGATTTACCGTCGTACCAACAACAGAAGTCACTACAGCATTAGTACCAATACCAGTTCCAGTTACTGCCATTCCAGCAACAATACCTGTTGCTGATGTAACTGTAATTGATGTTGCTCCAGAAGTTCCTGTTGCAGTTGTACTTGCTGTATTAGAATAAGTATATTCTACCGTAGGAGTTTTAATGAGACCCGCTACAATTACTAACATATCATTTACCGATCTTCCAGAAGCAGCGGCAAAAGCAGTTTGTGTTCCAGTACCATTATAATTTGTGTTACTGTATACTGGAGTAATAGAGATATTTGCAGTGCCATCAAAAGCAACTCCATTAATTGTTCTAGCAGTTGCTAATTTAGTAGCAGTAGCAGCATTACCAGTTACATTACCAGTTAAAGAAGCAGTAATAGTTCCTGCGGTAAAGTTACCTGATGCATCTCTAGAAACAATAGTATTTGCTGCATTATTATTTGTTGCATTAGAAGTGACAGTAATATCGCCAGCAACTCCATCTCCATTTGTTATACTAATACCAATTCCACTTGCAACAATAGTTCTAGTTGCTGCAGTTCCAGTTGCGGTTCTAGCAATTAAACCAGTTGTTGTTAAACCAGCAACGGCAGTCAAATCAGAATCTAAAGGTTGAGCATCAGTAATTCCATATCCAGAAATAGTAGTTGGAGAAGTTGCTGATGTGACTAAACCCTTACTATTAACTGTAACTGAAGTATAAGTACCAGCAGTAACTCCAGATCCCGCCAAAGTTAAAGCAGTAGAAGCATTTGCTGAACCGTCAACAGACATCGAACCCGTTGCATCACCAGTAAATGATAGGGTTCTAGCAGTTGTCCATTTTCTAGCATCTCTAATTGTACCAGTAATGTCTGCATTATTAAATGTTGCAGTTCCATTTACTGTGATTGTATCACCAACAGCATCTCCTAAAGTTGTATTTCCTTTAACTGTTAAATTACCTTCAGTTACTGTTGAACCATCAATTGAGGTAACAGTAAATTTAGCAGTAGTTCCATTTGTGATTGTAAAATCTTCTCCAGACCCTACTGTTGGACTTCCAGATAAGGTAATACCAGCATTAGCAGTAATAAGAGCAGTAACATCAAGACTAGAGCTTAATGTAGTTACTCCAGTTACATTAAGTGCGCCACTAATAATTGTATTGCTTCCAACATACAGTTTCTTAGCAATTGCTACACCGCCAGTAGTTGAAATTGAAGCATTAGTATCTGTTGATGATGTAGCATCTGTTGTATTAGTTTGTCTAATAACACCAGAATAAGTTTGAACACCTTGGTAGTTAATACCACCTTGATAAACTGCAGATCCATAAACTTTAAGGTCACCATTAACTACAAAGTTCTCCCCAATATGAGCACCACCAGTTACTTGAAGAGCACCTGCTAGTGCTGGAATTGAAGCTCCAGCAGGAATTGTTCTTGAAGTTGCATCTGTAATTGAAGTTACACCAGATATATTCAAAATATCTGTAATTGATGTTGTTCCGCCAGAAGAATCGATCGTTAGGTTTCCAGTTGAAGTATCAATCGTATTAGTTGCTGTGATACCAATTCTAACATTTTTAAGAGCACCGCCCCCACTACCAGTTAATTGACCAGTGATAGTTGCTGCTCCACCAACTCGTAATTGGTTATTAATAGAAGCACCACCTGCAGAAACTATAAGAGCACCAGTTCCAAGTGCAGTTGCGTCTGTGGTATTTGAAAGATTCAATCTTCCTGCAAACAATCTTGCATCAGTACCAGAAAAGACTTCAGAAGTATTGGTTGCATTTTCAAAAAATGAAAAACCATTTAAACTATCATCCCAACCAAAGAATCCTAATTTTGCGGAAATATCAAAATATCTAAATTCGATACCACGAAGAGTTAGTACAGGATCATCGACTGTTATAGTCGTCGCATTTACAGTTGTCGTTGTTCCGTTTACAGTAAGATTACCTTGAACAATTGTATTTGCGTTATTAATTGTGCAAGTTCCAGAAGAAGCACCAATATTAACCGTTGTTGCTGCTCCACCAATATCAACTCTAGTTGCAGCAGTATTAAATACTGTAGCAGTTCCAGTTGAAGTTGTTGAAATTGTTGGAGTATTAACAGCTAAGGTTCCTGTTAAAGTAGTATTTCCAGTAACACCTAAAGTACCACCTAATGTTGCATTACCACCAACTCTCAGTTGACTATTGATAGAAGCACCGCCAGCAGAAACTACAAGAGCACCAGTCCCTAATGCAGTTGCATCAGTTGCATTAGTGATAGTGGTTACACCAGTAACACCAAGAGTGCTATTGAGTTGAGTAGCACCAGTTACAGTTGTTGCACCACCAACTCTAAGTTGGTTGTTAATCGATGCACCACCTGCAGAAACTACAAGAGCACCAGTTCCAAGTGCAGTTGCATCTGTGGCATTTGAAAGGGTTGTTACACCTGCGGCTCTTAGTTGCTTGGCAATTGCTACACCACCAGCAGTAGAAATCGAAGCAAGAGTATCTGTTGCTG